AGTTCCTTTGATCCGGCACCGAGACGTCTTAGATATGGAGGGGGTAAAAAACGTAAATAGTTTTCAGAATGTATCTAGTGTATAGATAATGATCCGTGTATTTACGGATGGAGCATGCCGAGCAAATGGCAAGGCAAATGCAGATGCCAGTTATGCGGGATATTTCCCCGACAACAAGGAATGGTCTTTTGCTACAAAGATGCCAGCATCAGAAATGCAAACAAATCAGCGAGCCGAACTAAAAGCAATACACGATTCTGTTGATGTTATCTTTGAGAAATGTGGAAGTCCGGCTGAGACCTCTATTCATATCTATACAGACTCTATGTATTCTAAAAATTGTTTGACTACATGGCTGCCAGGATGGTTACGAAACAAATGGAAGACGGCTGAGGGTAGTGATGTCAAGCATCGTGATTTAATAGAACATTTGGCGACTCGTTTAACAAAGTTTAAGGATTACACGATAACTTATGTGAAGGCTCATACGGGTAATAAGGACGAAATCAGCATAAATAATGATATTGTAGACAAGATGGCTGTCGCTGTATTGATGCCAGAAGAAGCGCCAAAGATAATTAAGCGGACGGAAGGAATATTTCCAGATTTGGGATTATCTCTGATGGGACCGCCAGTGGAGGAGAAGGAGATTATAGAATGGTGTAAGACTCATTTAAACTTGTTAGATCCACAAGCATTAAAAGTTGGGTTATTTGGAGCATTTCAAAAGACAGTAACTAAAAACGGATATTCTGCTGAAATACAGAAGATAAGCAAGACACGCTTTGTTCGGTTGACCACAGGTTTAATTAAAGAAGGTGTAACAATAATAAAAGAGGAATGAGTGCTTATATCTTTTCTTCTCCAATTTGTCCTCCTTGTCAGGCATTAAAACCTGTATTTGAAGAGTTGAAAGAGGAATTCTCAAGTCTTCAATGGAAACATGTGAACATCAAGGCTGACCCAGAAGGGTTGACGCAGAAGTTTGGCGTGAAATTTGTTCCGACAGTTGTCGCGATTTCATCCGCTGGAGTTATTCAGTCACATACTGGGACAAATATTGGAGGCTATTACAAGATTTTGAGGCAGGCTAGTCAGCAAGAGTAGAAGTTACTAACTGACCATTTTTATACAATTCAGCAACAAAGGTATTCTCATCTCCTCCACCTTGGACGGGCTGAGAGTGACCGCTGTCATTTTTTGGAGAAGCCTGCAGAGTGTTATGAAGACCTTCTCCTCCGCCGCCGCCGCCGCCACTACCCCCAGTGGCTCCATTCATGGTAGGAGTAAAGGGATTATAATGTGCTTTGTTACCAGCAATAGCACCACCTGCAGTGATTGAACCCAATATAATGCCAATGACGATGGGTAATATTACATTTAGCAAACCACCAGGTCCACCAATCGATGCGTATGATTGCGCACAACCCCCAAACAAATACGAAGAGAGTTGAAGCACAAATGTAATCCCAAAGAAAGTTCCTAATCTTCCCGATGGAATACCTGTGCTCCAAGCCCATGTTAGGTAATAAAAGGCAATTGTAGAAGTTGCCAAAAATGCAGTTGGCATATAAGGCGATTCAAGTCTTTCTAATCCTGGAATTGTACACCAAAATGACCCATATGTTTCTTCGGTGTTTAAGTTTAGACCCCCAGAATAAGATCCCCAAAGTTGTGTGCCTAACCCTATTACAGCCATAGAGACTAATGCTACAATGGAAGGCAAGGCTAATTTAACTCCTGTTTGATTAATGATATCACCAGCAATTCCATAAATCAAAATAGTAAATGGAAGAATATTCGCAAACCAAACTACAAGTGATGAGACAAGTTGGCCCACTGGTCCTAAATCTGTAATATCTAGAGATACATTGCTAAGGTATGTACGATAAATCACATATATTACTATAGAAGCTAATAGACCAAGTCCCATTCCTTCTTCGAGCTCCAAACTCATCTTGTTATTATACCTTATGTAAGATGCTTTTCTTAACAAAACCTGTCAGAGATATAAATGAGCATATTCTCAAGCAACAACTGGCCTCCAAGTTGTTCATCTGCCAAACAAAGTCCTATAAATCTAACACAGTCAGGCGCCAAACCGTGTAGATTATCATGCGACCTTGTTATGGATGATGGTAATGTTTCTCAAGCAAATGTATCTGTTTCCAATGAAGGCTTGATATTAGAAAGTCCATCAAGTCTTGGTTCATGTAAATTTCGTGGCGAATCATACGTATGCCAAGGATTGGCTATAAATCACCCAAGCCATCACACCATTGAAGGTGTTCAAGCAGATGGTGAAGTGACAGCATTTTTTCGGAAACCAACTGGCGAATTACTATGTATGAGTTCATTGTTTCGAATCAATAGTGCTCAAACGCCATCATACAATTTCTTTAAGCAGATTGTTCCATATGCTATAACAACTGGAGAAACCAAGTTAACTTTGCGTGAGTGGAGCATTGCCCAAATAGTTCCTCCTGAATCAAGTTACTATGTATATGATGGTTCATCATTAGTTCCTCCGTGTACTCCTTGCGAATGGGTAGTTTTTAAATCAATGATTAACATGGACCAAGGAGATTTCTCGTATCTTGTGCGAAATGTAGAGGCTGGCTCCAGACCTGTTCAAGGTCTTGGTGACAGAGAAGTGTTTTTTAATGATATCAGCAATATCCCTGGAGGACCTGTTCCGCATGATAATAAGTTCTACCTAAGATTGCGTCCGACTGGGAATACCAAAGTAGGAGGCAAACTAGAAGTTAAGAAGGCAGACTTAAAGAATAATGTTCAGCAATCGGAAGCCGACAAAAAGAAACAAGAAAGTGATATACAAAAATGGTGGAATTCTATGTCTGATTGGCAAAAGGCAGGATTTGTAATTGGTATGATTTGTGTAATCCCTGCTGTATATTATGGTTGGTCAACAGGCAGCAAAACACCTATTACGGGTGAATATGGAAAAACTGCCGCTGTAAAAATTCGTGGTTGGATTTTTGGATTATATAATTGGATCATAAACCTATTTACATATGCTATTCAGCCAGTTTCTGACTCAAGTCCAACTTGATTCATCATTGTCTATGAAGTTTTGAATATCTATATCTTCATTCTCAGAGTCGCTTGACTTCTTCTTCTTAGGCTTGCGTGCTTTCTTCTTCACTTCAATCCATTCACCTTCGGCCGGAACTTCTCGAACAGGTTCAACTTCTTCCTCCTGTCGGCGAACGACAGGCTTTGGTTGAGGAACAATGCGACGCAATATCGCATAAGTATTCTCTTCTTCCTGTCTCTTCTTTTCAAAATGTTCAGCCATCCTTGCTTCAACACGACTTCTGATTTCGGATTGAACCCGAATGTTCTCCCACTGCATAGAATTATCTGACCTTTCTATCGCCCCATTACGACCAAGCTGAGGAAAGTGATGATCAGAACCTTCACTTACAACTTTGATGGCTTCGGCATTAGCCTCATCTTTGGTTGGCTCCTTGCGGAGATGAGGAGCAATATATGGCATTTTGTTATTTAGTAGAGACTGTTTGTAATTAAATCCATTTTAAAAATGGAACTTAATGTGTGTTTGAATAAATTACTTAAAAGATGGTTGTCGGAACTGTCGTGTTAAACAATGGAACATTGAATGAAGTATCTATTCCAGCAAAAACAACTGATGTGTTGGAATGGATACGTAAAAAATATAAGCAACCAACCATTCAATTCCAAGGGAAACTGCCAGACCCTGTAAAAGAAGGCCGTTGGCTATCTGTATTTGCCAAAGTTGCTGATGATGAAGATGAGCCAAATCAACACATGCTTCCATCTCCATTGGATGAAGAATCATATTCTGGACAAATCATTATCCTTGCTACAATGTCAGATTCAGATGAGTATGAGAAACCTATAGCATCATATGTAAATCTATCTACAGAAGACTACGAGACTCTATATCATGAGTGGTCGTTTAACGCATCGGATGATGAGGAAGTAGAAGAGGAAGAGGAAGATGAAGAAGTTCCTGAAGAGCCTGAGATTGTAGCAAGGCCTGTTACGCAAGTAGTTGTAAGCAAAATTAAAACAAACGATGTATTTATTAGTTGCCAAATTCGCGATAAGATTATTCAGAATTTTACAGAATATACTAATTTCGAACTTGCTACTTTGCTAGAACGGTATATGTTAGAGTATGTTGTTGAGCAATGTAAAATTAACTGTATTGACATTGATTGGGCTAATCGTGTTTTCTGGAATACGTATCGAAGCAAGGCTATTTCTGTATATGAGAACTTGCGAGTTGATGGTTCGGTAAAGAATACAGAGAAATGGGGAGAGAAGTTAATGAAAGGCGAAATTGAACCCAAAACATTTGTAGAGTTGTCTGCTCAGGAACTATGCCCAACAAAATGGAAGGCTGCTTTGGATAGGATGGTTGAGTTGGAGACTCGCTTGTATACGAAAAATACGAGTGCTGCGATTCACTTGTATTGCTCGGGTTGTAAGAAGAAGTCTAAATGCGATTACTATCAGATGCAGACAAGGTCAGCAGATGAGCCTATGACGACATTTGTTACCTGCCTGGAGTGCGACCGGGAATGGAAATTTTAGGCAAAGGAGTCGGAGGAGCATCCATCGGAGGTTTTACTGGGATTTCAACGCCTGAACTATCTAATACTTTTACGTTCACTTTCGATACAGGGCTCATTGAACCTGCCTCATGTTCGACATACACTTGTATAGGATCTAAACCATTTGTGATTTCAGGTTTAGAAACATTTTTCTGGTCGTGGAAGTTTTTGTTGAATAAACCTATGATTGGTTCGGGGATTTGTGGGCTTGTTTCGGCAAGTCTTTCAAGTTGTTCGCGGATAACTTTAAGCATATCTCTTGCTTTCATTCTTTCTTTGCGAGGCAAACTTAGTTCGATAACAATAAACTTATGAATTTTTGCGTATGTTATTGCTGAAATCTTGTGGGCTTCGGAACGTTTAGCGAATCCGAAATAGTTCGAGATAGTGTTCATGATACCAACACCTAAACTAATTGCTCCGATTACTACACTTGCTGCTTTAGAACCGCCAAACAAGGATTCGGATGCTATAGATCCTGTGCCGGCCAGAGTAGAAAGAATAATAACAGGTATTGCTATGTTGGTGTCATATTTGGATACCATTGTTTGTGATTTGGTATGAAGCCATGAATAGCAAAGAGCTCGTTCTCCCTCTTGAGAGAGAATTTCTTCTAATTGAGAATTCCAACTAATTTCATCTTCATCGGATTTGTCCATTCCTTTGTTTTCTAGTAGAGTGAATAATGGTGTGGAGCTTGGAGGACAACCCAATAGAAGAACGCGAATTAAAAATTTTCAAGTATGTCCGGAAGATGTCTAGCAATGCTGAATTTGCTCACACCGTTTCCAGATTTGTTAACTTGAATGATTACCTACACAAACAAAACTACAATACTCCTGAGGAATTGCGGAAGGATGTGTTATCTGAGGGTCGACCATTGTTTTCTCCATCGGAGTCGAAGCAATTATTTCGAATGCTCGCAAAGACTGGAGGAGCAACTGGCGATATCTTAGATGAGGCTATTGGGGGTTGGTTGAAATGGTTATATGAGTGGTCTCCTGGATTTATAAAGACTGGCACAGATGTTATAAGTCCCTTGCTATTTATTGCTAAGACGTTGGAAGCAGGCCCATTCGGACCTATGCTAAGCATTGCTTTGGATTCTACAGCAGCTGTATTACCAGCAACTGCCGCAACTATAGAGAACGTTGTTCCTAAAATTATGGAGTTTATACCAATTCCAGAATCGGGGCCAATAGGAGAAATTATAGGTTGGATGATTGCCTCTGTCTTTATAATTCTGGCAATGTTACTAAACATCTCTCGTCAACATTTTGGACAAGCATTTATTATATCATTTTTGTTGATTCCTTTCTTTGGAACAACATTGTATAATGGAGCGTTATCTGCTGAAAAATTGGCTGGAAAAATATCAACCAGATTTATCGAACAAAGGGATAAAATTTTAGCAGTTGTCACTAAGATACAAACTATGGGAGCCGAAGCTGCTGAGACTCTTCGGGCTAATTTGCCTCCGATAGAAGATGTTACGCCTCCGACTGGCGGCGGCAAAGGGCTTTCAAGTCAAATACATTCTAAAGGCAAATGGCGAACACAGAGGAGGTCAAGAATGTGATTCGCTCATGGGTTGCTTTGGATGATGAATCAAGGCAGATTCAGGTTCGTCAGAAGGAGATTAGGGACAAGAAAGCACAACTATCAGCAACAATTCTGGATTTCATGCGAAGCAATGAAGTAGACAACTTTAGTCTAGAAGGAAATGGTCTTGGAACTATTTCAAGGACTGTAAGAACTTCCCGCCCTCCTTTGCGTCGCAACGTAATTCGGACTCAACTTCTTCTTCAGTTTTCTGATCAACCGCAAAGAGTCGCTGAAGCTTTGCGGGCAATTGAAGGAATTCCTGAAGGCGATGATATGTCTGTTGGTGGAACACAGCGTGAACTTCTATCACGTCGTATTCCTCGGACTGCAACTATGAACTTATCCTAAAAATGTTCCATCCTCTTTGTATACGGGAGAGTCCAATACATGACATATGTCAATTCTCCCAGGACGCAGATAAGATGCGTCTAACTTATCAATTTCAGATTTGGATGTATTGCTTGTAAAGATAATAATGATATTTTTATAGAATCTCATATTGTCCATAAATTTAGACCAAGATGGCTTATCATAAATTAGAGTTGGGGTGTCATTATTCAACTTTACATCGTTTGTATGAATCTTTTTAAGCATGGTATCTACTTCATCAACAAGAATTACGATTGGAATATCATCATCTCTAAGCCAATCTTGCATTCTTGATATAGCGCTTGATAACGTATCACCAGGTTCAGTTGGGTTAAATGTATTACAGAAAGCCCCATGAAGTTCTTTAGCAATCAAATAACCAACAGAACTTTTGCCACTACAAGGCGGTCCTTCAATGAATACATTACATTGCCTTTTTTTCCTAAAGACTCGAACAACATCCGAAACAACCTTTCCTTGATCCAAAATTGGTTCTAAGGTTGTTACGTTAAACAATACACGCGAATAGCAAAACTCTTTATACGAACCATACCTAGAAAATACTGATATCTTAGACGCCTCATTCTTTGGCTCCTCAGATATTTCTGGTTCATTAGATGGTTTGTAAACCTCGAACGAATCTTCTAAGGGTTGAACTAGATATTCGAAATAAGCATTTGTTGTTAAGATTGTAATCTTTGTATCTCCATACGTATCATGACATATACGACCAATAACTTTAGAACTCCAAAACCACCCAGATATTGTTTTCTTGAACCCCTTTGATAATGCTGTATCAGTGCACACACATTCCTTCTCTAACCGCTTCATGATAGGTTTAATCAACTCTTTGTCATGTGGGATAGTAAACCGATGTATATTATATTGCTTCAAGCCCAACAAACACAAGTCTACAAAAAACACAGAATAATAACTCAAAAAACCAAAAATAATCATAAATGATGGAACTTCCAGCATTTTAGTCTACTAAAGGAATCTTTAAGTAAATCATACTTGAAACTTCTTCAAAGCATCTTGTGCGGCAAGTTGTTCTCCTTGCTTTTTAGTTGTTCCTATTCCGATACCAATATGATTTCCTTTCCCATCAACAGCCGCCATAGTATACCCATTGTCTGCTAAAAGCATAGTATACGTTGGTGTATAATGAAACTTAGTTTGACAATATTTCTGTAATTGATCCTTAAAATTAGTATCGTTTAGCAAAATGCCTGGAATATCAACATAGGTCTCAATCAAAGAAACTACAAATGAATATACTACTTGGAAATTATACTTACAATCAATCCACAAAGCACCAATAAATGCTTCTAAGATATCGCCTAGCTTTTTAACATTATATCGACCATTACAAGCATCCTCGTTGTGCTTTGAGATAACGTAAAATTGGTTTAGTTTGATTTTTTTAGTTAGTTCACCAAGCATAATGTTGCATACAATCTCTTTACGCAAGTTAGTAAGAAATCCTTCTTGTTGTGTTGGGAATCTAATAGAAAGATATGTTGCTACACAGGCTCCCAAAATAGAATCCCCAAGATGTTCTAGACGTTCGTATGATTCTGGAAATAGATCAATACAATCGGCTGGTTTTGGAGCCAATTGAGCAACATCTCCTAGAGGTGTTGTGTATTCAGTTCGCCTGACATATGATGAATGAACCATAGCATTTTGGAAGATTTCTCCATTTCTGACAACATGTGGACAATCATGTTTTTGTAAAATTGTATGTATATCCTTTTGGGTAAACATACAATTTTTAGGATTGAATGGATTATATATGGGGACTTCCATTGCTTTTAGATATTTTATGGGAGTAACAAGAAAGTCCGTTTTCGAATGAAAAAGCAACTGCTTTTTACTCTTCAACTCCACGAACAGTTCGCTTAATTGCAAATGTGTCGCGTTTATGGCATTGCTTGACGCCGTCGCTGATGTGCCTAAAGCAGGCTTCAGCAGTGTGGTCGTTGGCAAAGAATGTCTTCAGAAGTTGAAGAAGTCTGTATTGTGATAGACTCCAAGGAACATTTCGGGTTCCGGGCCTTTCAATCTTAATCTTTGACCCATCGGTGCTGACGGCCAACTCATTCACCGAAGCAAATTGTGGTAGCTTCATCAGCTCAATGATTCGGTCTTCAGCGGCACTACGCTCGTCGCGCTTGGAATATACTTGTGAATTGAGTTCACGAAGCTGATTGTCAGCTTCTGCGTAGTCCCTTACGCATTCGCGAAGATTAGCGATATCTTCTGGGGTAGGTTGTGCCATTTTTAGTATAAAAAAGGAGGAACTCTCCAAATCCGTTTTTACTCGTTAGGGTCGACAATACATCCTCCATAATGAGCCATT